CGTTGCTGCGCTGGATAGGTCGCACCCGCAACCATTGTCCCACAGATACCAGTCCGTGTAGTCCGCCTGCCCAGGGCCAACCTCACAAATGAACTCGGTGGCCGCCGGAGGGGCTGTCGTGGTCGAGGTCGTCGTGGGCGTCGTGGTCGTCGTGGTCGTCGTGGTCGTCGTCGAGCTGGTCGAGCTGGTCGTCGACGTGGTCGACGTGGTCGAGCTGGTCGTCGAGCTGGTCGAGGTCGAGCTGGTCGTGGTGGTCGAGGTCGTGGTCGTCGTGGTCGTCGTGGTCGTGGTCGTCAGGAACCCGTAATAGACATTCTTCCACTTTCCTGCTACTTGATCCCAGCGCAAGACGTGGTTGTCGGCAAGGCCGGTCAGCTCAACGTCACCCATTTCGGCGACGTTGAGGAGACCATTCCCGACTGTTCCGTCCAGGAGATCCATATCATATTTCAGGTGCTCCAGCCAACTCTGGCAGGAGTACCTCAGCTTGAGCAACTGTGACGGACTCAGTTTTGCCATTTCAACTCCTTATGCGTCCGGCCCGTAGTATGTGTCGTCCGACGCGCCGACCGTAATTGATTGCCATGCGCTCGACAACCCTGAGACCAGGGAGCGAACGTACAACGTGAAGGCACCCGCTTGGGTGACCGTGAATGTATGAGACGCTGGGTCCACTGTCGTCACCGCAGGGGTGAGCGACGTGTACCACTGAAAAGTTCCTTCGAACTCTGGCGGATCCTGATCTGTCTGCGAGACACCGTCCCTGGTCCCAGCTCCGAGATACACTCTCGTAGTCGGAGTGACTGTGACCGAGTTCGTGGCTCCAGACTTGGACACCTCCACGATAGCCGGAGGCCACGGGGTGGAAGCCAAATTCTGTCCTGTGACCTGGAGCGCCGCGCAGGAGCCAATCGCCACATCGTTATCCTGCGAATATGGCACGAACTTCAGATAGAAATCCGTGGCCGTTAGGCCTTCGATCACATTGGTGCCAATGGGTGCCAGCCACAACTCCGTCGTGCCTGTAGCCCAGGTGGCTTTCGCTGTGTTCAAGATCCCGCGAATCACCCCGGTGATTCGGTAACTGGACGCACCTTCCGGAGTAATCGTCTGGAAAGCAAAAAGCTCATATGCGCCGGTCGAGGTATTGTAGAGCACCCCAACTCTCATTACCGTAAACAGGCTGATCCGCGACAGGTCCTCAAACGAAGGGTCGTCACGGTAGGGAGTGAACAGGATTCCAATATCGTCGTCTATCGCCTCCGTGGCGGACGTGTACTCTTCGTCCAGGGTCCCGTACTGCGAGAAATCCTCACAGATATCGTGTACCAGGTAATCCGAGCCGTCCGGCGAGTAGCGGATCGTAAAACCGTCTTCCTGCCCAACCCGTGCCCCAAGGCACAGGAACGCAGGCGAAGTGCCGTACGTCTCAGTGTAGGGCAGCTCGATCACTCGCTCGTGGGCCAGGGCTACCGGCGTATACGTCGGCGTGACCCACAGCGGGTTCCCGGCCGCGCCATAGTTGTCGTCAAAGAGGCCCTCCAGCTCCTGCACCAGCTCGAAGCTGACGTCATTCGCGGAAAGCTCTGACTCGTCTTTGCTCACCACCCGAAACTCGGCTGACGAGATATCGTAGTCGGTGTTGTTGACGGTGACCAGATCACCGACATTACAGCCAGCGTACTCAATTCCAACTGTGCAAGCTACCTGTGCCTCCGGGTATGACCACTTCTTCATCATCTCCCAGAGCCGCTTGGACGCTGTATCCGCGTCCCTGAATCCTGTCAGGTCAAACACCTTCTGGGTGCTGTGCCCGATCAGGGTCCTGACGGCAGGGTTCCGCACACGAAGCGTACGGGGCGTGAAATCCTGGTCCTCGTCCACGAAGTTCGCCCGGAAGTCGCAGAAGACGTCGTCCCAAGCACGCCGCTTGAACGAGAACTTCTTGAAGTCCGCTGTATCAAACGTGGCGGTGGAGCTGTCAGTGCTCCGGTAAGCCTTCAGGACAAAACGATCGTTTTCGTCGATCCGCAGGCAGCCGTCCACGTACGTAAAGATCTTGTTGATGTGGTTCCTGACCTCTTCCTGTTTCGTCAGGGTGATATTCAGGGCGTAGCCCTTGTCGTGCCAGTAAGTCGCTGCCTCGTTGAAGGAGGCCTCGTCAATATCCCCAGCGAACACCCCGGAGTCGATCAGGAGGTCGTAAATGATCGCGGCCGGGTTGACGCCGTTCGTCTCGTTCACATACGTCAGCGGCGCGGTTGAGGTCCTGGACGCAATGAAGTGCATCGTCGGTACCTGGTTCACGTTCGTACCGAGAAAGTACCTGTCCAGGAACACGTGGGCAACGGGTGCCATGGGGCTGGCGTAAATGCCTGGTTCCGTTGGGTAGGTCCCGTCGTCCCCGCTGTTCAGGGTATATGTTCCAAGCTCGGACAGGTCCTTTGGGCGGTCCTGAATATACACAGAGTGCAGGGTCACGTTCGGACCCTCGCACAGGCTGTGCCAAATATCCATGTAGTAGTTGTAGCCGGTCAGGGTCTTTTTCTTCTTGCCCCCGAACATACCTTTTCCGCCAGCACGCTCGAAGACCGCCTCGGTCTCCAGGTTCCCGTACCAAATGATATTGGTTGTCAGGCGCACCTTGCCCCAGAACTTCGGGACTGCCTGGCCCTCGCTGGTCTGGTTCACCTGGAATGAGTCCAGGTCGTAAGGCTTGAGATCCGTCCCAGCTCCGCTCGGCGGCTTCATGGTGACGGCCAGGACAACTCCAGCTACGAGGCTGGCAAGAAATAAGGCTCCAGAAACCCAAGCCATTAGACTCTCCTCAATATTCTAAAGACGCTGCTCATGTGCCGCTCAAAGTAACCGGCCAAAGGAAACGTCGAAACCCCTTTGCTTTGAACTGAGTGTAGCATCAGTTCACCCTGCTCCGTCTGCCCCAGGTAAACGCCCGCATGGTTGGTGACTCCTGTGGGAGTAAGTGCGAACGTGATCACATCGCCTGGCAGGAATGGCTCGTCCTCCATTAGCCTGACAAGAGCATAGTTCTTATTGGTGTAGTTGCTGAAGTGTTTGTACAGGCCATTGAGGACCTTCTCCTCGTGCGTGTTCATGTGCCAATCGTGCGAGTAGTAATCCCAGGACACCTTCTCCAGGATCCCGAACTCGACCCAACAGGCCCCGATAAACAGGGTGCAGTCCGCGCCGCGACCCTTGACCATGGTACAGTGCCGGTACGGGGTCCCCAGCCATGAGGACATTATCCGCCGCATCCGGCTCCAGGCCCGATGGTCGAGGAACAGTGGCGTATAAAGTGTTGGGCCAATGGACGTTGTGTACCCTTCCCATTTGCCAAGGTCCCCAGTGTTCTTTGGTAACTGGTCTTTCATTTACTTGAACCCCCAGATTATCGGGTTACGCGACGGAATGTACGGCATCCCCAGGTACTTCAGGAGGTTATTGAATTTGTTTTTGCAGGTTGCTGGCGATCCGTCACAGCCAGGATATGCATAGACCGTCTCTCCTACTGCCACGCGGGCGTCAAACGGAATCTGTAGCTCCAGGACGCCGGTCGCTTTGGTCGACGACGTAATAAGGCGGGCGTCACCGTCTGTGGTATATGCCATCCCACCTTTGAAGTAGTTGTTGTCATATGCGGTCCACTCAGAAGCCGTGAGCGTGGCGTTCGTCACGTCGGTGATCAGGCCAGACACGCGCCAGATCAGGCCGTTGAGTCCACAGCCGCTGTCGAAAACGTCATGGTTACAGTAGCTCTGATACACGTATCGAGGCAGCTTCTTCTCCAGGTGAATGCTTCTGGATACTGCGGTGACATTCACCTGCTGGCCTTCGATCGAGACATTCTTGACCTGGCCGTTGAACAGGATCACGTAGTCGTTCAGGTCTGACGAGATCGCGCGGTAGATCTTTATGTTCACCGGCTCAGACGGCTGGTTCGCAATATACATTTGGTACAAGGAGTTCATGGCTGCGGTGATATTCACCTGCACTGAGCCAAACTCATTATCCTGCGAAAACCCACCGCGTTTGATCGAAGCTGGAGTATAAGTATTACCAAGGAATGTTTGCGAAGACCGCGCGGTAGTGTATCGGTAGACCGTTGGTCCCACCTGAATCCGGTAAAATTCCGGAGTTGACTCTTGTTGAGAGGCCGCTAAATTGGTGGCATAACTCATGCGTCTGAATACTCCCCGACTAATTCGTAGAATCTTAGGTTGAAATCCGATGTGACTGTGGTGTACCAACGCACGGCAAACTCATCGGAATCGAAGCGGCACAGAAGTAGCCTCCCGATAATAGCGTGGTTGGTGGTTGTGATGTCCCGATCAATCACATTGTTCAAGGTAAGCGTCACCTCATCGTTAGCTTCGCTGTAAGTTACGGAGTTCACTTTACGGGTGAGGACGTCCCCATCGTTCATGAGAATGTAAATCCTCTCGTAGCCCTGCCACTGCCGGTCCGCGTCATTCGTGTTGCACACCAGGGTAGCGGCCCCGTTCGAGGCATTATCCTTCAGGGTGAAATGCCTCCTGGGATGTTTGATCCAGAACCGCTGGTTCCGGCCCTTGCGAGCCAGGAAAAAGTCCAGTATCGTATTTTCGTCTGTCTTGTTGAAGATCGTGAACTTGGCCTCAAAGGTAACCGGGACATCGTCCGATACCGCGAACAATGTCTCAGCAGTTCCACGATACCCTAAGACTCGGCGAGCCATCCCGATATTCGTCTTCGGGTTCGATACCCAGTTGGGCTCCAACGGGAACATCGAAGTAGTCCCCAAGTCTAAGAGGCTATCAGCCATTGTTGAACTCCATGAAATCGAGTCTTACGGAATCAATCCCTGCTGATTCTTGCTGCAAGGTAGCAGCTCGCACCAGCCCAAAATAAATCGGGTATACCCGAGTTGAACCCTCGTCAAACGACGCGGCCACGTTCTGCGTAACGACGATGTTCGGGGACGAGATCGAGCTAATTTTCTTGATCTCTGCCATCCTGTTCTCGTGGTCAATAATGGCAATGTAAGTGACTCCGTTGTTCAGGTTCCACATATCATCTGGGTCAGCCTGAGTAGTGTCAAGGGTCAGCGTGACATCTCCTTGCGGGATACCAGTATCCGTTGGAATCATCATTTCGCTGTAGAACGGAACAGCGAAGACCTTGTCGTGTCCGTACGAAAGACGGTGGAAGAACTGCTGGGCCTCGTCGTCCAGCATCAGGTAGTTGGCTGCCGTGCTGTGGATCGGTGCGTCAATCATACTCCTGCGCTGTTCGTGGTACCTCTCCGTCTGGAACATTGCGGTATGGAATGCGAACCTGTGGCTGATGCCACGTCGCCAATCTGGCTCTGGAACCATTGCCAGGGCTCGCAAGCCTTGGAACGCTGCGGTGCGCTGAACCCCACCAACCGTGAAGGTGTAGGTGGAGTCCTGCACAGCAGGCCCATTCTTCGCAATTGTCACCGGCATCTGCGTCTCGCCATTCGGCGTGATCACGTGTGGTAGGGACGGGTACGTCAGGGAAATACCATCTGAGTTCACCACCGAGATAGCGGTCAGGCTCTTTGACGCCGCGAGGTATGAGTTCCATACCAGTACCGTGTACGTCGTTATCTCTTCGGTGATGAACCCAACGTCATGAGATTGGCCATAGTGCGAATTCGGGTCTGTTGACAGATCGACGATGTCTACATAGATCTGATTGAATAGGACGTCGTCGCCAAATCCGCCTTCCAGCCATCCGCGTACATTCTGTTCGGTCCTTGGCGCACCGGCAGTATGCTGACCGGCTGCGCGGCCAAGCTCTTCATCGTAGGGCTTCTCTGCCTCTGGTGCTGTGGCCTCCAGAGGATAGTGAGTTCTGGCCATGGTGCCGGTCACCACTCCGGTGGCCGCATTGATATTGAGGAAGTGATCCTCTGTGTTGAATAAGCTGGGCCCAAAATATGCCCCACGTCCTGCGGCCATGGCTTGCTCCTATGTAATATCGTAACAGTGTCCGTATGTATAGCTGGCCAACCCATTAGGGAAACAGATAAAGGTTCTGCTGCCATAGGTGATCTGCTCGCCGATCGCGAGGCCTGCTACACTGGTGTTGTACAGCGGCATGGTTCCCGCAGGCATCCACTTCGCATCCGCATCCCGCAGGTACACTTTTGGCTTAACCAGGACCCGCTTATTGGAGTATGCGTTCAGGCTGTGTTTAACAACGTAGTTGTCCCTACCGAAGTGGCTCGTCGTCCAGGAGTCTGGGCTGTCGCCAAGCGGCACACAAGACTGCGCGTACGCCAGTGTAGCATTGTCAGTGCCCTCCCCGGCTCGCCCTGCGGCCCGCCAGTAGGTGACGTAGTCCACGTTACCAACGTGACCGAGATAGGCACCAGGTGCCCTGAAATACTGCGGAGACGAGCCGTAGTCGCTCCACTTGACTCCGGTATATCGGTAAAAGCCAGGCCATCGACAGGCCAACTCATCGGCCGTGTTCTGGTACTCCAGCATAAGGTCCGGTGTCCCGATCGCCCCGCTCACCAGTGCTGTCGCAGTTGCCACTTCCGCTTCCCAAGCAATGAATCTGTCATTGCCAATGAAGTAACACCCGGGGAATGAGCTGTCCGGGAGGGAGATTACCTGCGACCTGGCGAACTCACAAATACAGTGGTGCGCGGTAGTGTTGTATGGATTGCTGGAGATTGCGCTGTCGACCGCATTGTACGCTGGGTCGATCAGTTGCCAGTTAATGATGTCCTCTCCGGTCCCAGACTCCACGTAGAATCGGTACCGCAGCTTCTGTCCGCCATTGTACCCAGATGAGGATATCTGAAGGAAGTCGCCGCTACCGGCCACCCAACCATAGACCCCGCCTCCGGTGTCGCCCCACGCAACGCTGGTTTGATAAGACTCGTTGTTCCAGCCCTGCGCAACGGCAAAGTCTTTGAGATCTTCGAGCCAGGCAAAGCCATCGGCGATCGAAGTCACATGAGTCATGTTCAGGGAAGGGAAAGCTTCCGCTACTGGTCCACCCATTTATCTCTCCTTACGGTGCCGTTGTGGTTGAGGTTGTTGTGGTTGTGGTAGTCGTGGTTGTGGTAGTCGTGAAGTTCTCTTCAGCGACTGCCATGAAATCATAATCGTTCGCGGACGCCACGTTCTTAAATACCCGATAACGAATCTGTGTCGCCCGGTCGTCAATTGTGTCATGCGGATTCAGGGTAGAGTCCGGGCACTGTAGGACTCCGTCAAAATCCCCAAGCACATAATTCTTGGAGGCGTTCACCAGGTAAACTGGCTGAAGCATAGTCCGCTGGTTACCATAGGCCCGCTTCATATACCATGTGCCAGTCTTGTCATAGTCCCCAGTAGGATACATGACAGTCGCGTCTACGTACGTCGTCGCTCCGCCTTGGGCAGGAACGGAATTATCCGGGAGCGTAACCATCAATGGCCAGCCGTACGTCTGGCTGTGAACGTCGATAATAAACTCCCGGCCATTCTGGGTGCTGGTGCTGGCGTAGTTCGTGAATCCCCACGAGTTGCCCTTTGCAATCACTGGGTACGGGTAGTCCGCAGAAGAGCCAAAACGCCGAATGAACCCAATGTACATGGACTCATCATTGCCTCCCACGTCCAGGGTAATGACGATCCGCTGCTGGTTCGAGTAGATATGATAGTCCATGGACGTATCATTGAACACGAACTTTGGCAACTGGTAGTCATTGTACGACGCACTGCCCCACGCATTGTACGTAGAGCTGTCGTAGGCGGTTCGCAGGGTGATCGCGCTGTTCGCGTTCCACGCCTGGCTGGCCGTGTAGGTCGTGTAGATGTTCAGGTCGCAGCCGTACAGGTTGCCGCCTGTGTACTCAAACTCACGGATCCCGATCAGGACGTCTTCCTGACCAGAGATGCCGGTGTTATGAAGAATGTACTCCTTGCAGTCCCCAGCCGTCCACACACCGGAAACCTCGGAATTGTTGTTGTCCCTCGTGTTGCGACTGATGAGCTGACGCCAGTCCTGCCCGACAGCACCGTAGAGATACTCTGCCGTGATGTTGGTGGCGTTATCGGGAGCGGTTGAAAACGTCAGGGACCACGCACCGTTAGAGTGAGTGATCGAACCACTGGACAAATGCCCGGTGGCGTCGTCGGTAATCACCCCAGTCCCGTCATCTGAGCACGTGTACTGCGCAGCACCAACTGTATAGGTAATGATCAGGCGTCGTCTGCCCACACGGGTATTCGGCAGGTTCCCCGAAAAGGATGTTTTAATCCCATTCGGGGTACTGTCGATTGTTGTGCCCGCAGCTACTTCGGTGCCCACAATCAGTGGGATTAGAGTTTGCATGACCCCGGTAGCCCCATTCGCGGATGTGACTGTTCCCGAGCCATGGTATTGATTTAGACTTACCGTTGCCATGTCCTCTCCTAATCAGCCATGAGCTGTTTCAGTGCGAACTGATTCCTACTGATCACGTTCATGATAGATCGCTCGCCAGGCTTAGAAGCAACGTACTGCTCCATAACCTGCGGGTCGACCACGTTAGTAATGTTGACTGCTCCAGATCCACCTTCGCCTGATTCATCGTCAGTCGAGGCTGGACTTGGGATCGACCCACCTGCGGCAAACCGCATAGTGCGCCTGCTCGGCGGAGCCAACCCACCAGCCGAGAATCGAGATAATACCGCCTTTGGTACAATCTGTCGTCGGATAGCCTCCATGGCACCGAGGCCATAGTGCTTCACTGCTGACACTGGATGAACAAACTCCCCAGCAGTAAGCAGGGCCGGAATGTTGTCGGCCGTGGGCGACGGGCTTGATCCGCCAACTTCACCACCGGCGGCCAGTGTCTGCGACCGGATAATGGCCACACGAGCCATACCCTGCGCAATGGTCAGGGCTGCCTGCACACCTGCCATGATCTGTCCGGCTGTGCCCATTTCGGCCCAGCCCTTGAACACGGCCTGCGCTGCTGCGTACGTATTGATAATGGTCTGCGCAATCTGCATAGCCTTCCAAGCATAGAAGAACTCTTTCGAGTCTTCGCCCATGGCTTTGTACATGTCAGCAAATGCACTGGCACCAAGAGACGCGGTCTTCTGGATGTTCTGTAGTTGAGCCTCCTCGGCTTTCTCTGCCTTCTCGGCGGCGGCCTTGCGCTCTTCCTCTTTCTTCTTTTCAAGCTCAAGGTCGTTAGCAGCCTTGACAGCTCGCATCTGGCTGTCCATTTCATAGTGCGCCCGCAGCAGCTCTTCCTTCGTGATAAGGTGCTGCCGGAACAGCTCCTCCAGTTCAGCGTACCGACTCTGCTGTTCCTGAGCCAGTTGTTCTTCCTGGATTCGCTGTTCCTCTGCGAGGAGTGCCGCGCCCTCAAGATTCGCGCGGGCTACGGCCAGCTCGTTATCTCGACTGATCTCCAGTAGGTCGGCCTTAGCGTCCGCAGTGGCCTTCAGTAGATCAAGCTCGGCTGCCGCAGCGGCCTGCTGATCGGCGTAGGCTTTCTTCTGATGCTTTGTGGCTGCCGCATAGAGTTTGTTGTCAATCTCTATTTTAGCTTCGAGGTACTTCCGGCTGTCGGAAAGCTGCGCCTGGAGGCTCGCCCGAAGGTTCTGCGTTGCCACGTCATTCTTGGCCCGAACCCCCTCTTCAACCTGCTTGTCAATCTGCGCGATCTTGTCAACCACGTCTTTGCGCCGCTGAACTTCGATCTCCTCAACTTTGTTCAGTTGATTGTGTAATGCCTCAACTTCCCTGGAATACTGCTCGTCTTGCAGACGCTTCTTCTCATTGTAGTATTCTTTGGCTGAAATGGAATTGGTTTTATACTGGTGCTCCAGCTCAACCATCGCAGCCTTCAGGTCCAGCACACCTCGCGCGGCGGCCTGAGCGGCTTTCTCGTCTTCGCTAAAGGCGAATTTCTCTGGCTTAAGTTCCGCGCGTCTGGCCCGTGCCTCAGCGTTAAACTTATTGCGTTCTTCCTCAAGCTGCCGCATCCTTCGGTCAACAGCGTCGAAGTGATCCATGACCCCTTGGACAGCAGGATCTGTGTGGGACAGCTCGCTGAGATAACTCTTCAAAGCGTCCCGATTCTCCGTCCAATATCTCAGTGCTGCGCTGTCAGTGAACGCTGTGTCAGCCAGGGCATTCTTCTGTGCTTGAATAGCAGAATCCCAATAGCGAGTATTCTCCCTGCTCAACTCTTTAGTACGACCGATCAGGTCGGTAATCACCCGAGTAGAGTCGTACATGTTCTTCAGTGCGCTGTCTGGAATAAGGCCAACTTTGTCCCATGCATTCACTGCCGCGACCAGCTCACGAACTCCATTCAGGAGATCCACGAACCGATCCATCAGCCACATGATAGCATCGCCTACAGTGTTGACAACGGACTGCACACCTCGGCCAAACTTATACCACAGGAGCAGGCTGCCGTCCAGGAGAAGCTTGAATCCCTTCCATACACCTTCGCCAGTGATGGCCAACTGAGCAAAGACCAGGCCCAATGCTGTCACAATCATCTTGATCCCTCGGAAGGTGTCAATGACTCCTGCGCCGAGGAACATGATAGTCTTTAGGGCATTGATGGCATAGGTCGACACTCGCTCAAGAATATTCCCATATTCTCCGGTGTCGGCCTTCAGGGCATTGATCTGGTCGAGAAGGACTCCGAGGTTACCCTTCAGGAAGTCGAGGAGACCCTCGTCCATTACCGCTACTCGGAACTGGAACCAGGCGTCTTGGATCATGGACATAAGCCCAGTCCAAGTGGTGCGCAGCGCCTTAGCCGCATCCCTGAACTTCGAGGTTGGGCCTTCCCAAGCCTCCATCAGCATCTTTCGCGTCGTGTCTACGCTGTAAGTAGCTCCAGCCTGAAATCCCAGCATAGCCAGGACTCCACGTTCGCGGAACATATCTGCGGCGGCCGCGCCAGCGGACCACATACGAATGACCTGCGCGGTCACGTCGTTGACTGCCAGGCCAGTTGCCGTGGACAGGTCGAGGATCAGCGGCATGAGCTGCTTGACTTCATCCACCCCGCCGGTAACGACACCGACAAGACGGGTGGCCGACTCCATAATCTCCTCAAAGGTCTGTGGGACCTGCGAGGCTAACTCAGCCATCTCCTTGAACATCCGGTTACCTTCCTTGACGCTACCCGTCAAGACACCCAACCGGATTCGGAGGTTTTCAGCGGTTTTTGCAGCGTCAAGAAACTGTTTAGCCAGTAGGCCAACGCCAAGTCCGACAAGAAGGCCCTTGAAACTAAGAAGAGAACTTTTCAAACGACGCATCGAGTCCCCGAATCTCTTCAGGGCACGCTGGGCCGTAGGCAGGATCTTTGTGCCAAAGGCCTTGAAGCGTTTCCCCAAGGCTTTCATCGTGGACGTGGCCAGGTCCTTTAGTGCGATGATAATTTCGAGTTTCTTGTCCGCCATACCCACCTACTTTCGCTTCATGAATTTCTTGAACTGATTGTCGTCCGCATGTTCCCCGAAACGGACCGCAAGAGCTATGTCTTTCATTCTTTCTGTTCGGAGTTTTTGTCCTTGATTGAGTGCATCAATGAAGTAAGAGTATCCATACTCTTCAGCATTGACGTGTCCATTTTCGATAAGCCCGCAAAGGAGTCGCCAAAGGCCCCGAGAATTTTTGGTTTTATTTCCTCGAACACCTTTGTTACCATTGGTGTTCGAGTAAGTCCGAAAAAAGTTTCATTTACCTTTTTGAACTTATCAACAATGGTCTTCAGGTCGCTTGGGGCGAAGTCCAGGAGTTCGTCTGGAGTAAGATTCGTGGCCATGGGAAGAATCTGGTCGTGGAGGTAGTTCATCACGTCAGACCAGGAGTTGACTTTGTCAAGGCCAGAGAACTGGAAGAGAGAAATGATCTGTTTGGTGGTGAGTTCGCGGACTTCGATCTGCTTATCGAAGCCCTCGATCTTAAAGGTTAGCTGTCCGCGCATGGTTTTCTCCTTTCGCGCTTTGTGTTACCTTAGAAGATGGTGGGTACCCCTATTAGACTACGGGGCGGTAGTTGTGGACGTCGTAGTAGTAGACGAAGTAGTTGTCGTCGTGGTCGTGGTTGTGGTCGTAACTGGGACACAATCGAAGTATGGGGAAGTGGCGTGGTTAGCCGTATCCGCCAGCCCTTCGGCGGTGAAACTCATCACCATCCACTCGTCTCCAATGAGAGCCATGGAGCCGTTGGGTCCGATTGTACACTTCCAGAAATACCACACCTGGTCAGGGCCGATCGGATTGTCGCTGACGAACTTGAGCGCATACTCTGCGTTCGGAGACTGCATACCACGAAGAGTATTCCCTGACTGCGAAGCCATAAGGTAATACTTCAGGTTTACAGTTGCGATCTCATCACAATCGAAGTTGACCATGTAGTCCGTCTGGACCACAGGGTTCTTATCCTTGACACGGAGACCAGATCGAGAACTATAGTGGGGCAGACGTTCAATGGTCTGCTCCAGTTCGACGGAAGGGCAGTTTCCAATTTCCGTCCAGGACGCGGCTCCCGCGCCAGGGAAAGCGGAAATGTAGAGGATACCTTTTCCAATCGCATAGTTGTCAACATTGTGTGGCGTCTGACTATCGGCCATTAGATGCCTCCTTTAGTGTGTAAATAGCTCATAACTACCGTGACCTTGAATGCAACATACGGCTCCCAAAACTCCATAGTTCTCTCTGGAACCAAGGTTGTTCCGAGCACAAGGTTACCTTGTTTCTCGTCAGCAAGAAGTGCTACCCAAAGAGATTCGAGCAGCTCCGAGATAGTTGCATCCGCATTATCATTGTCCATTAGGTAAACGAACAGCTCTACGTCGAGCTGTGAGATCACTTTGTCAATACTCCCGCCTTTTTCCCGCGAAGACAATTTCTCCTTGGGTACAGGAAGCCCAGCAACCACAGCGATCACAGGAAACTGGGGTTCGGCAAACTCTTGTAGTCTCTCTCGTGTGGGAAGTCTGCGCTCTACGGACTTAAACTCCGTGAGCCCATTCAAGGTGGTTAAGATTTTCTCAACCACTTCTTCTCGTGTCGTCGTGACAAAACGTGCCATTACTTTCTCCACTGCTTTTTTAGGATCTTCCAGTAAATACTCACCAGCTCTCGTATGTCGCTTTCAGACATAGCGAAAAACTTACGTGGTCCAACTTTCGTATGGTTATAGAAAGCCTTCTCCGGATTAGAGCTGCCAAAGCGATCCTTTGACGGCCGGAAGAAAACTACTGCTCGATCCTTATTCGCTTTCCATGTCATTGAGGCCAGCATAGATCCAGTAAAAAACAAGTCTACGCGGTCTGTGGGCAAGCCGACCCTATCCCGAACTCTTTTCCAGTAGGAAGAGTATGGAGTAAAATCGTGCTCATCGGCATCGATGCCTGCGCGGGTGCGCATCAAAATCTGTGCCTTAACGTATGCGGCCGCCTCCATATGAAAGCGTTCCGCGCATACCCAGTCAAATCCTGACATGTAGGTCAGGAGGCGCTCCAGGCCTTTGATAATGATACCGGCATCTTTACTTGCCATTCTACTGCCTCTTCAGGGTTCTCCGCTGCGTCTTCATCCTCTCGCTCTCGTCAATGGTTCCGTCATCGTCCCAGTCATAGTCGATGCCATAAGACAAGAGCGTCTGAAGTTCCGTCTCAAATCGTTCCCGAAAATGCAGCATCTGTCGGTGAAAGCCGTCTGGCTCTGGAGTATCTTTCATAAGATACTCATAGATCAGCTCCAGGGCTTTATAACACGATAGACGCTTCACCTGCGTGGTACTAAGGAGATCTGCGTCGTAGGGAACCTCGGCTGGATTCACCCCATACTCAGCAGCCTCGTCTTGGTACCACCGGACCTCCAGGATACGATCAATGATGCTCTTGGCTTCGGTGTGCATAGCGGACCAGCTATCCGTGCCAAGGCGCATAATATTCGGTCGAATCTCAACAAGATTCAGATCGGTACTATAGTTTGCCATGAATTTACCTATGTGGAAAAGACAGGGCGAGCCTGTTTTTGTGACAGGCTCACCCTGTTATGTGCAATGCGATCAAGGTCACAGTGAAACCTTTACCTGAACCAGAGCCAGATGGATTTCGTGGAGCGGTCGGACAATTCAGCATTACCACGCAGGTGGACAATGATCAAGTAAAGGTGAATGAACCGCTGACTCTGAAAGTGGAACTTACTGGGGAGGGCAATCTGAGCACACTCTCTGAAATTGAAATGCCTGAAGTGGATGGATGGCGTGCTTTTAATGCGACTACTAAGATAGAGACAGATGTTAAAGATGGAAAGCTGCAGGGTAGTTTGATCAGTGACCAACTATTGGTTCCGAGTGAAATCGGTGATTACAAAATACCAGCGGTCGATTTTGTATATTTCGATCCGCAAACCGAAAGGTATCAGACCATAAAAACAGAAGCGATCGCAGTATCGGTGGTGCCTGGTAATGGAGATGAGGAAATAGCGGCGACGAAGG